TTTACTTCCGGAATAGTCTGTCGACCATTTCTTTGATCCACAACCACCTTTAAAGAGGCTAATTATGGCTAACTTAATGTTAGAAAATCAAGAAAGCTTATTCGACTACTTTCACGTTTATATGCCCGCACCACCCGCAACCCAACTGTCTAGAACAATTACTAATTGGTCTAAACACAAGGGATGTGAGTGGACAGTAGGACAACTTAAGGCCATCAAAACACAGTTATTAAACTTTTATGGGGGTAACCCCATATCCTTAGTTAAATCTAAGAATGGTATAGCTGTTGGGCCGTTTGCCTACTTATTCAAAATAGGTTTGGAGAAAGCTATGCGCACAATACATGTGTACACATCTTTCATCTCTCCTCGTATGACCCATAAACAAAAGTTGAAATTTGTTGATGCGGTCGAGTGCCAATTTGATGGCAACATACGTTCAGTTAAACTTACTGAATATTTTGGTCGGGTGTTGATTAGACATCTTAAAAGGTCTAGAAATTTAAACATCTATACCTTTTTTGATGGTAAGCAACGTGCACCTCACATAGTTAACGGTAAATTGAGAACAATTCCGGAAACTGAACTTAACCCTGCAAATTTAATACAGGATTTTGTGGATGTGAGTGAAGCCAACCGACGTCTCTGTATGAGACATGTCGGTCTTATTGCTAAAACAACCGGAACTAGTTCCTTAGTTGTCCATAAAGCAATACGTTTTCGTTCAAAACCCATGTGTATGGATGGAGAACAATTGGCTAAACAATGCTTGGCTAAACCTCTGGTTGGTACCATCGGCTTTATCCAAGAAAAGGGTGCTAAGTTACGTTCAGTAGCTAATCCTTTTCGTCTTCTCCAATGTGCTGTTAGGCCATTGGGTGACTATCTGTACAGTTTACTCAAGGAACTTCCTTGGGATTGTACCTATAATCAGGCTGACGGAGCTCTTTTTCTCAGTCTGCCCTTAGAGAACGGAAAACGATCTATGCTTATGATTTATCAAACGC